GACCGTAACAAAGAAACCTTTAACAACCTAGAGAAAGATTGGGTTCGTGAGTTCTATCCAGATCTCAAGTGTGGCTGGAGCTACGCTACTCAGTGCATCGACAACGGTGAAGTTAAAGTGGTAAACCTAAAGAAGAAATTATGGGAGCAGATCATTACTGCTGCAGAAGATTTAGGAGATCCAACAGATCCAACTACAGGCTGGGATGTTCAATTCAAGCGTGTAAAGACTGGCCCTCTGCCTTATAATGTAGAGTATCAACTTCAAGCTCTCAAGTGCAAGCCTCGTGCTTTGTCTGATGCAGAGATGGAAGTATTCGCAACTATTAAGTCTATGGATGAAGTAATGACTCGTCCTACACCAGATGCTCAGAAAGAGCTACTAGATCGTATTCGTGATAACGCAGGTGAAACCTCCGAGATTGACGAAAGCATTGAAGACGAGTTCAAGATAGTATGATTTTATTTACGGCAGACTGGCACATTAAACTGGGACAGAAGAATGTTCCAAGAGAGTGGGCCTTAAAACGTTACAATATGTTTTTCGACCAAGTACACAGCTATTGTAAGCAGTGTGATAGCCACATTATTGGTGGTGACTTGTTTGATCGTCTGCCTAGTATGGAAGAACTGGAACTCTACTTTTCTTTTATTAGAAATGTTAGAGTTCCTACCATCATCTACGACGGTAATCATGAAGCGACAAAGAAGCACAAGACTTTTTTCAGTCAACTAAAGCAGGTTAGTAGAGATATTAACCCGCTTATACATATAGTTGATATGTCGTACATTGATACCGATGTAGGTTTTGGTATTCTGCCCTACGCGGACTTACATAGAGAAGGTAGCATAGAGCACTTTGACACTTCTCAACCACTGTTTACGCATGTAAGAGGTGAGATTCCTCCCCATGTAAAGCCAGAGGTAGATTTAGACAGGTTCGCAGACTTCCCTGTAGTATTTGCAGGTGACTTACACGCTCATAGCAACACACAAAAAAATATTGTATACCCAGGCAGCCCAATGACAACTTCGTTTCATAGAAAAGAAGTCTCAACTGGATGTCTGTTTATCAATGAAAAGAATTGGAGCTGGGTATGGGAACCTTTTGATTTGCCACAGTTAATTAGAAAAACTGTTACAGACCCAAAAGACATGGTTCCTACTGAATATCATCATACTATTTATGAAATAGAGGGCGACATTCAAGAATTGGCCTCAGTAGAAAACTCTGAATTACTTGATAAGAAAGTGATAAAGAGAAACTCAGAGGTATCTTTAGTCTTAGACAAAGATATGACCATAGAAGAAGAGTTAGTAGAGTATCTAAGCTACTATCTAGCAATACCAGAAGACGAAGTCAGCAACATTATAGGAACATACAATGATCACTCTCAAAAAGCTCAAGTGGAGTAACTGTTTTAGTTACGGACCTAACAACGAGTTGGACTTAAACGAGAATACAGTAACTCAAATCATTGGTTCAAATGGAATGGGTAAGTCTTCTATACCTTTAGTTATAGAAGAAGTTCTGTACAACAAGAACTCAAAAGGCATTAAAAAAGCAGATATTCCTAATCGTTATGTTAATGATGGATATAGTATATATTTGCTTTTCGAGAAGGATGGCAACACTTATGAAGTTGCTGTAGATAGAAAGAGCGGTATTAAAGTAGTATTAAAGAAAGATGGTGAGGATATATCCAGCCACACAGCTACTAACACCTATAAAACTCTACAGAATGTCATAGGTATTGACTTCAAAACTTTCTCACAGTTGGTATACCAGAACACAAACGCTAGCTTGCAGTTTCTTACTGCTACCGATACTAATAGGAAGAAGTTCTTAATTGATCTTCTTCACTTAGACGCTTATGTAGAGCTTTTTGAGATATTCAAAGAAGCCTCAAGAGAGTCTGCTACTAGAATAACGGAGTTGAGTACAGAAGCAACAACGATTGAAAAATGGTTATCAAACAATAAATTGGAGAGTACGATAGTACTACCCATGTTAGATTTAGATATAAACACGGATGATGATGAGAAGTCTTTCCGCTCTCTTTCAGTAGAGTTGGAAAATATCTCCGAAAAAAATAAAAAAATCTTACAAAACAATCAATACAAGGATATGCTGTCCCGTATAGATATTAATCATGTACAAGCTGCTTTACAACAGCTGCCTCCTGCGGAGTCTTATGATAAGTATCAGAGCGACTTAGGACAGCTAGACGCAGGAATAAAGTCAGCTAATAGCATGTTAGACAAGCTAGTAAGGCTAGGGGATAAGTGTCCTACTTGCGAACAAGATATTGACGCAGAGTTTAAGAATGAATTAGTACAGTCCGAAAGGACCAAACTAAATAAGTTAGACAGGGACAAAGACTTTAACGAAGACATGATACGACAGATAAAAAGAAACAATAATTCTAGAATTAATTTATCTAAAGCAGAGAAAGAGTGGGAAGACCTTTACAGAGGTATCGACAACTCTTTACCAAATCAAATACTAGACAAAGAGGAGCTGTCCGATACCTTGGCAGAGCTTCAAACTAAGCTAGTAGCAGCAAAAGCAGAGCTGGCTAAGATTGCTAAAGAAAACGAAACTAGAACTAGAGCTAATACTCGTATCGAAATAATTCAAGCCCAAACAGATGGGTTCATAGAAAAATTAAACAAAGCAAAGGAAGTATTGGCACAGCAAGCACAACTAGATTCTAACCTAGATGTATTGAAAAAAGCTTTTAGCACTAACGGGCTACTCGCTTATAAGATAGAAAATCTAGTAAAAGAATTAGAACAGCTTACAAACCAGTATCTTGCAGAGCTTTCAGATGGTCGTTTTACACTACAGTTCATAGTATCCAACGATAAGTTGAATGTACAAATTACTGACAACGAGGTCATAGTAGACATTCTAGCACTCTCTTCCGGAGAGCTTGCAAGAGTGAATACTGCTACACTAATTGCTATTCGTAAACTTATGAGTAGCATATCTAAGTCTAGAATCAATATATTATTCTTAGACGAAGTTATTAGTGTACTAGATGATGCGGGTAGAGAAAAGTTAGTAGAGGTTCTGTTAGCAGAAGATCTAAATACTTACGCCGTATCCCACGGGTGGACACATCCTTTGCTAGAAAAGATTGAAGTAGTAAAACAAGGCAATATAAGTGCATTGGATAAGTAATGGTAGATTCACGAGCAAAAGGTGCTAGAGGTGAGTATCTCGTCAGAGATATGTTACGAGAGAGTACTGGTATGCAGTTTGAGAGAGTTCCAAACTCGGGAGCTTTAGAATATTTGAAGGGGGACTTATATGTACCCCACGAGAAAAATAGATTCTGCATAGAGGTAAAAAACTATGCAGAGTCTCCATTAACCGATAGAATTTTTACGCAAGAAAAGACTAATAATCTAATAACTTGGTGGAAAAAACTTATTATACAAGCAGCGGGAGGGAATCAAGACCCTCTACTATTCTTCAAGTACAACAGATCACCAGTATTTGTAGTAACTGAAGATATGCCAGATGTTTGTGAAAAGTGGATGTACATTAGTTTTTTAGATTGTTATGCTCTTCTTGCTGAAGATTGGTTAAAACATGAACAAGTGAGATGGATAAATGGCGTTTAATTTTGCAGAGAAAGTAAATAATAGTAGCCCAAACACAACACTAATAGTAGATGCCTTAAATCTGGCGTTTAGATGGAAGCATCAAGGACGTACAGATTTTAGATATGAGTACCAGAAAACTGTAGAGTCACTAGCAAAATCTTATGGATGTGGCAAAGTGATTATTACAGCAGACTGGGGCTCTTCTTCTTATAGACGCAATATTAATGCTGAATATAAACAGAATAGAAAAGATAAGTTCGCTGACCAATCCGAAGAAGAAAAGATGGCCTTCGAAGAGTTCTTTTCAGAGTATGAGGCTTCACTAGAAGTCTTAAAAGAAGAAGGATACCCCATACTGAGGTTTAAAGGTGTAGAAGCTGACGATATCGCAGCACACTTAGTAAAAGACAAAGCTCGGTATGGGTTAGATGATGTTTGGATGATTTCTAGTGACCGAGACTGGGATCTGTTAATACAAGAAAATGTAGGCAGATTCTCTTATGTGACACGTAAGGAAGTAACACTAGATAATTGGCATGACCACTATGAGGTAACTCCAGAGGAGTACATATCCTTAAAGTGTTTGACAGGAGATAAGGGTGATAACGTTCCAGGCATTCCTGGTATCGGCCCTAAAAGAGCGTTTGATTTGATAAAACAGTATGGAGATGCACTGAGTATATACGATGCAGCACCGCTAGTAGGTAAGTATAAGTATATCCAGTCGTTAAATGAAAACTCAGAACAGATTTTACAAAACTACGAATTGATGGATTTAATAACATATTGTGACGACGCAATAGGAGCTGATAATATCTCAGCTATAAGGAGTTTAATGGGTGGACATTAATTATAAAAGGGATAAGTATCTATCTGAGTTTAGTATAAAAACTTTAGAAGACAGGTATTTTGTAGACGGTGAAACATCACCGCAGGAAGCCTTCGCAAGAGCGGCGAAAGCGTTTGCAGATGATGATGCACACGCGCAAAGATTGTATGACTATGCTAGTAAGCTATGGTTTATGTTTTCTACGCCAATTTTATCGAATGGTGGCACTAAAAGAGGGATGCCGATTAGTTGTTTTCTAAACTATGTAGAAGATAGTCGTGAAGGGATTACAAATCACTACACAGAGAACGCTTATTTGTCGTCAGTCGGCGGCGGGGTCGGAGGATGTTGGAACGAAATTCGGAGTGTAGGCTCGACAACGAGCAATGGCTCCGAGAGTACGGGAGTGATACCATTTCTAAAAGTTGTAGACGCAGAAATGTTAGCATTCTCCCAAGGTGTAACTAGAAGAGGAAGCTATGCAGCATATCTTGACATATCTCATCCAGAAGTGGAAGAGTTTTTGGACGTTCGCAAGCCTACGGGCGGCGATGTTAACAGAAAGTCAACTAATCTTCATCATGGCGTTCTTTTGTCTGATGAGTTCATGGAACTTATAGAAAAGGCGACAAAGATAGAAGGATTTGATGATAGTTGGGATCTTATTGATCCACACTCAGGAGAAGTTAAAAAGACTGTTTCAGCTAAAACACTGTGGGTAAAACTTATCCAAAATCGTGTTGAAACTGGGGAACCGTACATTATGTTTAAGGACACTGTCCAAGAAGCAGTGCCAGAGTTCCAACAAAATTTAGGATTAACGGTTCATCACTCTAATCTATGCAGTGAGATTACTCTCGCTACAGACAAAGATAGAACAGCAGTATGTTGCCTATCCAGTGTCAATTTGGAAGAGTATGATGAGTGGAAAGATAATGATGATTTCATCCCTGATTTAGTAAGAATGCTTGATAATGTAATTGAGTTTTTTATTAACAACGCGCCAGACCAGCTTTCAAGAGCTAGTTACAGTGCTATGAGAGAAAGAAGTCTCGGATTAGGAGCAATGGGTTTCCATGCGTACTTACAAAGACATAGTATCCCGTTTGAATCTGCAATGGCTAAAGGACGAAATTTGCAGATGTTCGGAAGGATTAAAGGAGAGGCTGTTAGAGCTACAAGACAGCTCGCAGCAGAACGAGGTGAATGCCCTGATGGAGAAGGCTACGGTGTGCGTAACGCTCATCTTCTTGCTATCGCTCCTAATGCCAGTTCTAGTATTATCTGTGGCAATACTTCTCCTTCGATTGAGCCTTACCGTGCTAATGCTTTTACCCAGAAAACTAAAAGCGGCTCTAGCCTCCTCAAAAACGAATACTTAGAGGATATTTTACAAGACTTAGGGTACGATACTGACGATGTGTGGAAAAGCATTCTCACTAACGGCGGTTCAGTACAACATCTAGAATTTTTAGATCAGTGGACAAAAGATGTATTTAAGACGGCAGTAGAGATTGACCAGAGATGGGTAGTCGAAATGGCTGGAGATAGACAAGAGTTTATATGCCAGAGTCAGTCTTTAAACGTATTTTTCCCTGCTAATATTTCTAAGCAAGAACTTCACGCTGTTCACATGATGGCCTGGAAAAGAGGGGTAAAAACTTTGTATTATTTACGAAGTGAAGCAATGAAGAGAGCAGAAAATGTCTCTGATGAAGTACTAAGACAGTATATTTTTGATAGTATTGATGACGAAGGTTGTCTGGCGTGTGAGGGTTAAGTATGAATTTATTAGAAGAACGGGAGTATTACAAGCCTTTCAATTATCCATGGGCATTTGAGCATTATAAAGCTCAGCAGCATATGCATTGGCTTCCTGATGAAGTCAATCTAGCGGATGATTTGAAAGACTACAAAGAAAAGATGACAGATGGCAATAAAACTCTTATTGCAAATATCTTTCGCTTTTTCACACAAGCTGATGTAGATGTATGTTGTGGCTATGCCAAGCACTATCTTCCTACATTTAAGCAACCAGAAGTAAGAATGATGCTGTCTGCGTTCGCTGCTATGGAAGCAGTGCACCAGGAGGCATACTCGCTACTTTTGGAAACACTTGGGTTTGGGGATGATGAGTATCAAAAATTCTTCGAACACAAGGAGATGCTTGATAAGCATGAGCACTTGAGTAATTTCGGTATGGATACTCCGATGGACATTGCAAAAACAATGGCTATCTACTCCGGATTTACAGAAGGTGTACAATTGTTTAGTAGTTTTGCTATTTTGCTTAACTTCCCTAGACACAACTTGATGAAAGGTATGGGACAGATTGTTACATGGTCGATACGTGATGAAACGTTACACGTTGAAGGTATGTCACAGCTATTCAGAACCTTTATTCAAGAGAATCCAGAACTATGGAATGATGATCTAAAGTATGAGATCTATTGCGCTGCAGAGCGAACAGTAGAGCTAGAAGATGCTTTTATTGACTTGTGTTTTAAGGGTGCGGAAGTGCCTGATCTAACACCTCAGGAAGTGAAAGATTATATTCGTTATATTGCAGATCGCAGGCTGTTAGGTCTGGGAATGAAGAAAATCTTTTCAAGTGAGCAAAATCCGCTACCTTGGCTAGATTATATGTTAAATGGCGTAGAACACGCTAACTTTTTCGAACAACGTGCCACTGAGTACTCT